GAAGAGCCGGCAATTAAGGTTGACCCTAAGAAGGCTATTTATAAGCGCAAGAAAGCGTAATAGGGGAGAATGATATGGTTATGCATAATACACACGAGCCGACAGATGATCTTAGACAACGTGTTTCTGACTTGGTTATGTCTGGAGCGCCTATACATATTATATGTGAGATTTTAGATATCAATGATGATACGTTGAATAAGTATTATAGTAAGGAAATTAAGACTGCCAAGACAATTGCTATTGAGCGCATTGGCAAGACTGTGTATCAACAAGCCCTTGAAGGTGATAGCAAAGCACAGGCTCTTTATCTTAAGACCCAAGGAGCTAGCCAAGGCTGGGTTGAGAAACAGATTGTAGAAACTACGAACACAGAGGATACTCAAGCCCTCAAAGATAAGATTAAAGAGCTTGAGCAGTTGCATACTAAAGAATACTAGAATAGAAGCCATATAATAATGACTCTTTGGCGTGTGTCATTCTAAGAGCTTATAAATACTTGCTCGACTCAAACTCATTGCCTTTGCTATTTGACTAATGTTCATATCCTGTTTGCTGTAGCCTATTGCCTCATCTCGTCTAGTATAGTCTAAAGGAGGGCGGCCACAATGTTTCCCTTTTGATTTGGCTATTGCTATTCCTTCTTTTTGTCTAGACCTAATTAATGCACGTTCGAATTGTGCGAATGCTCCCATCACATGTAGTAATAAAGTATTCATTGCATTGTCCTCACCATTAAATGTTAATGATTCAGAGTGGAATTTAATGGTTACTCCATTTGATATTAGAAGCTCAACGATCTCTTGTAAGTGCCGCAAGTCTCTGGCTAACCTATCTATACTATGTACATGTATCACGTCACCATCACGCGCATAATCAATTAAAGCGTCTAATTGCGGGCGTTCACGCACTGAACCAGTCATCTTATCTATATAGATCTTATCAAGCTTAATTCCATCAAGTTGTCTATCTTCATTCTGATCGATAGATGATACGCGCTTGTAACCTAATTGCTTAGTCATAATGATTGCCCTCATATTTAAAGTGATGCAAAGTCTAAAGAACTTTAAATCAACTGTCAATAAAGGTTTGAATTATAGTTTACGTCATGTCAATTAGAGGCAATGAAGCATCATAATACATAGTGTCGCAATGTATAGCTTTACAACATAGATAAATAAATAAATAAAATAATAATTGAGATTCAATCTATGCTAATGTTAGGGCCATTCAATGTTGATGACAGTAAGCGAGCACCATAGCCCATAGCTTAGCGATGTCTGTGTGCCTATGGGGTAGGGTGAGTACTGTCATAGCGTTCGAGGGGGGTATGCCCCGTAGCCAAGCAACCCGTCTGATGTAGCTGAGGCTCCCCTCCCTATCAAACCAGACCAATTTTGGCAATATGCTGTACATAATTCATGCAGCCACCGAAGTTCTGTACATATTTCCAGCAATTTCACAAAAGCGCTTTTATCATTACCATGTGAGGACAATAATTATACAGTATTCATATACCCCAATATTCCCCCAGAAATAATTTCAAAAAGTACTCATTTATCACTACAATGTTTTTTCTAGCCAGTGTGGGCAAATAATTTATGGAGTAATTATGAGAATAGAGATAAGTCCAATACGTGCGACAGTAGATGACAAGTCATTACATCTCAGAATATCTACCCCTGATGGTGACTGTTATAACTTCCGAGTTCCTGAAGCAGAAAATGGTAAGCGAAATGAATGTGCCTATGAATACTCTTATACATGCATGAAAGACCTGCATAAGATGTTAGACAAATTTATTAATAGAGCAATCTAATGGGAACTAACGAGGAATTAAAAAAGGCATTAGAGGAAATGAGCGCTCATGAGTTGTTTGAACAACTACATGAATGCTTATGTAGTGTCGGTGCAATTAACAGTAATACAGGTAATCACCAACAGCGAATGAATTGGCGATAATGTTTCACAAGGATTGAAATGAAAATTAACAAGGAATTACTTAAAGGACTGATTGGCGACTATGAATCTGATGACCGGTTCCAAGTGGTTGAAAATCAAATTTCACACACCTCAAGATGGTCAATCCACTACGATTGCACGATTAAAGATAAAACTACTCATAAGTACTACGATGCTTCGTACAAAGAAGGAGCAACAGAAAGCCAGGATGAGTCGCCATTTGAATACGATGAGCCGGATAGTGATGGGAATCTAACGCTTTCTGAAGTTGAACCCTATGAAGTGATTGTTACACGATACAGGAAGGTGAAAAATGAATGAACCTGACAACGACACCGACCTACGCCAACAAGACTACACAACCAGACTGAGAGACGCGCAACAAGACTTGCCTCCTGAGTTTCAGAAAGTATTAGACGACCACTGGCTGGAGTTATTAACAGATGACTAAGGAATGTCCAATCTGCGAAGGAACAGGAAAAGAACTAAATTGGTACGGATGTAGCGACCCAGAGTGTTGTGGTGAGCCTTCATGCTGGACTTGTGGTGGTATTGGTGAGATGGAGGAAGAAGAATGACAAGCATAGATAACCTAAAGCTTCGCCAAGACATGGTTTTTCTACTTGGGCAAATTGAGGCTATTCGTTTTCCATTAATGTGGCATTCAGGTCAGGAAGCTATTAACCAGGCATATTATGATTTACTGGATAGCATTCGAGAACAATTTGTAAGGATAATGAAGCAAACCATAGGGTATGAAGAATGACTAAAGAAGATAAATTAAAGAATATTATTTCCTTCCTCTGCATTGTGTTCGGAGAAGACATTCTCATGACTCAATCCTTGATGAACAAAAGCCCAGAATATCTTATTGAAAAGTGGGAGCGTTATTGCGAATCAAATCGAGCTGAACATGAATGGGGAATGCATCCTACTTTACGTGCACGAGTTTTTGAGAAATATTTAAGCCAGTGGGATATAGCATGATTGACTACGAAAAACTAAAGCAGGCTCATGATTTGGCTGAAAAATACACACTAGACAAAGAGTGGGACGAATTAATTTATATTATGATTGGTTTTGGTAAGCTTGATCTTAGATACTCATTGATTATTTATAAAGATGGAGTTGACCAAGACATCAATACAACCGAGGATTGCCAGTTTACATACGACATAGACGAACTAATCAGCAAACTCCAAGAACTCACTGCGCCCAAGCCTAAGTATGAATTTGGCGTTACTTTATTTTATGCGAAGAACGGAAACGAGATATGCGAATTAAAAACACGGCTCGTTGATTCATATTTTAAAGATAACAATACCTTTTTCATATATTCTGATGACAAATGGGATGGCGAAGAAGGCCCTTGGATTGATGAATACAGACTTCACCTCTCCAAAGAAGCCCTAATCGATGGCCAGATCGACTACTGGTCAAGTCTAAAAACCGAAGAAATATCGACACGTTCCGATGATATGTCGATACCACCAATTAAAAAAGACTTAGAGTTAAAGCTTATAGATGTTCAAGGAAATTGCCCTTGGTGTGGTAGTACTATGGCTGATTATGCTGGTTTAGATATTGATGGCATATGGCGAACAGGATGCTCATACAGTATGTGTGGATTTGTTCGTGAGTTACCACCAATCGAAGGTGAAGCACAATGTATCAACCCAACTACCAATAATCTACCAATTGCTACCAAATTAGTAGTTGATTGCGATCACGAGCCTTCAACTAACCCAATGCTCATTAATCCTGGTAACTATTTTTGCAAGAAATGTGAGGAGTTTTATAGATGAGTAATTCAATAGAATGGAATATAAAAGAAGATTCATATAAAAGAGCCGTATATGATTCATATGACTTTTGGTATGACTTAACAATGGGCGGTTATATTCAGCCAGAAAAAGTACTCCAAGTTAATCAAGCTAAAAAACTACAGAATGCAATAGATATAGTGGAATCATTCCAAAAGGCGTTTGAAGATTTTTGTTGTGAGGATGAAGAAGAATGATTAAGCGCTTTATTTGCTTTGTTTATGGTCACGAAAGTGCCATAAGAGGAAGAAGACTATTTTATACTGAATCAGATTTAACAGAAGTTACTTTGCGACATGAATATCTATGTTATCGCTGTCATTGTTGGATAAAAATATGAATGACTTCACGAAAGAAGAGCTACAGAAATTATTTGATTGGAGTGTTAGCAGGGCTAAAGTTATAAACACGGTTGATTTTGAAAGAGAGGGAAGCGGTAGACTTTTTGATAAAATTAAATCCATGATTGATAACTATTGCGAGCATGAATTGGATAACAGCTGTTGTGGCTGCTCTATGAGGAGTATTTATTGCACTCAGTGCGATTGTAGAAATGATAACACCTCTAAATAACTCTACTACACTTAACACATTAGACATTGTGGAGAGAGATATGGACATAAGAAGTCTGGAAGGACTGGATAGGGAGTTAGATAAATTGGAACTGAGTTATGACCTCTGTTTGCAGGATGGATTGAATGGTAATCCTCAGCGTCTCCAGGAGAGTCATCTAAAGTTAAGGGAAATAATCCGTAAAGATAGAGAGTGGCGTAAAGAACTCCTAAAGCAGCTTAAGAAGTTACATGAAGGGTAATTTTATTTTCGTCTAGCTATAGTGATCGAGAAAAGGATGTCCTATAATTACCGGTGCGGAGGACAAATAAATGAACACTAAGTCGCGTACTATACATCTACATAAGATTAACCAAGAGACTTTATCTCCTGGGCAATATATAAAAATGAATACCACTCAGAAGGCAAATATTACCTATACCGAGGTTATTCCACCACGTCTTGGTCAAAAAGATTTTGGTAGGATAAGAGTTCACTATAAGAATCCGGTTTACAGGTAATGGCTGACAATAATAAGCATTTAACTCCAGCAAGCCTAGACCGATTTCTCACTGTGCAAGAGAAAGAGATTGCGCTTAGGGAAAAAGAGCTGGAACATTCCACTCAATCCCGTGCGTTTGCTCATGAATATGCCTTAGAGGCTTTAAAAGCCCAGACTAAAGATAGGGAAGGAATACGGCATCATGAATCCAATAGCGCCAAAGTGCTATATATATTTGCATCGGGTTTAATTGTTGGACTATTTATCTTATTTGGGTTTGCAATAAAATTTAATAAAGACCAAATTGTAATGGAAATTCTCAAAATTATTGGCTACATGGGTGCCGGTATTTTCGGAGGCTACTCTTGGGGAAGAATTGGAAAGGATGCACCATCCAGCGAAGATAATCAATAGTTCTATATGAGCAAGCCAATCGAAAAAGAAGTCTATTATTTCACCATTCCAGGATGGGAGTCATTTGGCTCACACCAAGCATTAGACTGGAGAAATCTAAAAATAGATAAAGCTCCGATTAAATCGATTCTTAACAGCAAAATGGTTTATATCGAGGGGCAGAACTGTTCGTATCCTAGTGTATTCACCGCACCTACTAAAGACCAGTTAATTGACACTATGATTGCTTGGCTCAATAGAATTAGAACTAAGTAAGATAGGCACATCCACTAATAGCATGCGCCTATTAACGGCTTACGACTGAGAATTAACTTCATAGCGATCACTGTTTTTATCACCAAGAACACCATTAACGAATTGGATTAAGATATTCAACCATTGCAGACCAAGAAAATCATTAACAACGGCAACTGCATCTCGAACCAATCGCATTACGTCTTGGATTAGGTTAATGGGATTAAGGGCTTGGATGGATTTAGGTTGGAAGAATCGAGCACTCATAATTATCTCCTTAGCTGGTTGCTCAACTCCAGTATATCAGAGAAATTTATTTATCTATTCGTATTATTTTAAGGGCTTATGTTTTGCTGATTGGTGACGCTCACAATGCAGAGTATTAACATAGCGATTAGTTGTAGTGATTGACTCATGACCGGCATCATCTCGAACGTGGTTTATAGGTCTTCTTTTAACATCTTCAGAAATAGCGGTATGTCTGAGCCAATGAACAGTCACTTCACGCATTCCATCTGATTCATCTGGATGAGCTACCGCAAGGATATCAGCTGCTTTATCAAAGCACAGTTGAAGTATTCTACGAACTGCACGAGTGTTAGTCATTGGTCCATAATCGCGTAGCTTAGGAATTAGTGGGCGGTTATCTGCAGGGGTTGGTAATGGATTAAGTTTTAAATACAACCTCCAGCGAATAAGGCTCGCCAGCACAGCTTCACTAACTGCTATTTGCCTCTCTTTGTTACCTTTTCCCACAGTAGTAAACCACCAGTTCCCTTCGCTGTCTTTAGAGAAATGACTCATAACCGGCGACCATCGCTCACTAGCAGTCACCTCCGATATGCGCAAATATAAACCGAAAAGCAAACTTAATATAAATAATGTGCGCTCTTTCCATATATCTGTTTTGCCTTCAATTTTACTTACTGAATTTAGAATGGTTTGCCATTGCAAGGAGGAAATTCTTCTCAATTGCGCGGAATGTTGCTGTTTGCGGAAGTATTTACTTTTCTGGCGGATAAGTTCCAGTGGATTTGAGACAAGATACCTTTCTGAGATTAGGAAGTTAAAGAAGGTACTCAGTATTGCAAAAGTTTCCTGAAGAGACCCTTGAGACATCTTGTAGTCTTCTATACAAGGATTAAGACCTTCAATCTTCATAGCATATAGCTGTGATTTGGGCACAGTTACGACAAAAGGCTTCCACTCAGGATTTGGCAATCGAACACCTGCTTTAGCAACAAACCGTGCAACTTTCTTTAGGCCGATCCAGCTCTTAGGGGGATGCTGACAAAAGCGAATGAATTGTTCAATATCATCTCTATTAATGTCTGTTAAGCAAATTTTCTTGTGAGCGCACCATTGCAATAATCTCTCAACTTCCCTGCGATAACTATTAAAAGTGCCTATACTTTCTGTATAGCAACGGAGAAAACTGAGAGCATAAGTGAAGTCTTCTGAGCTGGCGTGATCGGGCAATACAACGTTTCTTGCGTTTGTACTCAAATAATTGATGTTATCAAATAATGGCAACATGGATCGTTCCTAAAGAGAAGCGTCCGTGCCTGTTCTATAATCACGCAACTATACAACCGCTGGTTGTATAATGTCAAATATTTTGTTCACTATCGACAATTCTTGTACAGTAAATGTTGGAGATGTATTATGAACATTAATGAGGCAATTCAATATTTTGATAGTGGTTATGACTTGTGTAAGAAGCTCGGAATTAAGGCGCAAAATTATTCTAAATGGAAGAAAGCAGACTGGATACCGCTTAAACAACAGCATCGTATTAATGATTTAATAGGAGGAATTTTACCCATTGATATAGATAAAGAGGCTATGGATAAAAGGGTTGGACTCTCAAAAATATCATGACTTTGATTACCTAAATATATTCAAAAATACGGCACAAAGTGCATATTCTGATTGACTAAAAAGTTCAACCGTGTTTTAATTATTTCCTCAATCGCCATGATGTTAGGGGCTTGGATTTGTGGAGGATCACAAGGATGGTAGCGACCGAATTAGAGGAAATTAAATCTTACTGGAATAAGAAATATCCTTTGGTTGATATTCGCTTGTGGGGTAATGACGATAACTCTAAATATTTTGGTCAGATGATTAACAATGATAGTAACCAGCATTTTCAAGCAACTACTATTGGCGAGCTAATCAACCTTGGTGAGCAGTTTTTGAGGAAGGTAATGTAGTGGCTGGAGATATTATTATCAGGATTCGAACCAGAACCTGCCGAACGCAAACCAATGCTATTGGAGCATAGAGCATGACATTAATGGAAACACTATGGATAGTGAGCACACTGACTTGCGCAGCCGGTGTTGTAGGAATGATTCGTATATATTATTCAATGGAGAACTCACTCACCGAATTAGCGGAAATGTATAGGGATATGATTAGGGAATTTGTTATTAAGGAGCTAAGGAGTGACTATGAGTATAGATCTCCAGGCATGGCCAAAGATACTCAGGTGATCAAATAAGTTTTAAATGGATAAAGTTTTATTTGACTAAGGATGGCTGATGAAAACAGAATTTAATGTTAAGGCATGGCGCAATGTTTACGATCAAGTTAATATTCTTGGTCAGTATCTTAAGGATTCACGCCCTGATTGGGAAGGAAATCCACCTCAGTTTACCATTAGTCTCGAAGAGCGCTCCAAGGTTGAGAAAGAAATTGAAGACTTGATTAAGATGAGTGATGACTATATGGATAAGTGTTACCTCCGTCCCAGAGAGCCTAAATGGTATTATGATCGAAATAACGAGACTACCTGGGCATCATCAGAGAAGTTTTCATTTACACACCTGTTAACTCGTAAGAAATATGTAGCAATCACGATTTAGTGGAAAGTTAAATTTGCTTTGAATATACTGGCTAAGCGAGTCATTAGCTCAGTGGTAGAGCGTCACCATTCCAGGTGAAGGCGCAGGTTCTATTCCTGCATGGCGAGCAAAGCCCTAGTAGTTCAGTTTGGCAGAACAGCTGCCTTGTAAGCAGACGGTCGGTGGTTCGATTCCATCCTGGGGCAATTCTGAGGTAGTTCAGCGGCAGAACGGAGGACTGTTAATCCTCATGTCGAAGGTTCGATCCCTTCTCTCAGAGCCAATGACAATCGCGGCGTTGACAGTGAAACGCAAGTCGCCTGATAAGCGGTAGATAGGTAGCTCAGTCTGGTAGAGCACATGCTCTGCGGAAAGGGGTAACAATGAAAACTTATCATTTTCATTTGACCAAGTACGGGGCATGATGTCGCTGGTTCAAATCCAGCCCATCATAGCCGGTGCAATTCCGGCCGATTGTCACCTTATTATTGGGTTATAGTGAAATGGTTATCACACTAGACTTTGACTCTGGTATTTCAGGTTCGAGTCCTGATAGCCCTGCCAGGATTTGAGAAAGTGGTTCGATCCCACGATGAGCAGCATGACGGGAGTTGTGTGGTGTGTTTCCTGGAGGGAGGATTCTCAATTATTAGCATTTAGCGGATTAGTTCAGTAGTAGAATGCTAGGTTCATACCCTAGAGGCCAATGGTGCAATTCCATTATCCGCTACCATTTTCGGAGAGACGCACGAATACTGGTGCACCAAATTGTTTGCCGTGGATAAAGATATACGCGAGTATCTCCACCTGCTGGATGTAAGCTCCAGCCTCTCCGACCACTTTGAGGTCAACATGTCTGAAATATTCGTCTTTGGTAGTAATCTATTAGGAATCCACAAGCGTGGAGCAGCATTAGAAGCGTTACAAAAGCACGGGGCAATCTTAGGCCAAGGTATCGGACTCCAAGGTAAGTCCTATGCAATACCAACAAAACAATCCCCTTCGCGGTCTCTTGATTTAGTCCAGATTAATAAATTTGTCGCTGATTTTCTTAATTACGCATACTACACTCCAGAGCACGTTTACCATGTTACCAAGATTGGATGTGGACTGGCAGGATTTGATCCAATTCAGATTGCACCTATGTTCTCTTTGTGCAAATCGATGAACAATGTAAAAGTAACTCAAGACTTTGCAAATATTATCGATCAATTTAATATTTTTCCCGACTTAATAACTACATTTAGTGTAAATTAATATTGTTTAACACAATATGTAGTGTTTTTACCTAAACTTGTGGTATTTTGGCTTTGATATCTTCATTAAGGTTCGCATGATGCGACTCTGGCAAAGGATTGCCCCTAAATGGATAAAGCCACACAGGTCAGACTTGAGAACGCAGAACTTGCGGCCAAACTGAAGGGTAGTCTATTACTCTTCATTCAAGCATTCTTCCCTATACTAACTGGCCGTGATTTCATCATGTCGCGCCCCAAAGGTAGAGAGAGTCATTTCATTACTATTTGCAGAGCCTTGACGAAATGCACACGTCTCGAATCATTGCGCCTATTAATTAATGTTCCACCCGGTCATGGAAAGTCCGTGATTGTAAGTTTCTGGTTAGCCTGGTGCTATGCCAAGTGGGCTGATTGTAATTTTCTGTACATATCGTTCGCTAAATCACTAGCATCCACTCATACCGATACCGTCAGACGTATCATGGGACTAACTCAGTATAAGGCGTTATTTGATGTACATCTTAGAGACGATTCACAAGCGAAAGATGCGTTTACAACTGAGGCAGGAGGAACAGTCGCTGCGTTTGGTTCAGCAGGTGCTATCACAGGCCGTAACGCTGGCTTACCAGGATTGGATCGCTTCAGCGGAGCAGTTGTTATCGATGACTCACACAAGCCAGATGAAGTGCACTCTGACCTCATCCGTGAAAGCGTCATCACCAATTTCCGTGAAACCATCCAACAGAGACCAAGGGGAATCAACGTCCCCATAGTCTTCATAGGACAACGGTTACACGAACAAGACTTGCCTGCCTACTTCCTTGCAGGTGAGGATGGCTACGAATGGGATAAAGTCATACTGAAGTCACTCGATGACGCGGGAAATGCACTTTATCCCGAAGCCTTCCCATTAGATATGCTATTGATTAGGCGAGAAAAAGACCGTTATGTATTTGCGGCACAACATCAGCAAGACCCTCAGCCCGCAGGTGGTGGTTTATTTACTCCAGAAGATTTCCCGCTTCTAGCGGAGGAGCCTCAATTCTTAATGACTTTTATCACAGCAGATACTGCTGAAACTGAAGACCCTCGCAATGACGCCTCTGTGTTCTCCTTTTGGGGTTTATACAATATCGAAACAGAAGGGCGCAAAACTGGGGCTATGGGATTGCATTGGCTGGCTTGCCGTGAAATTCGAGTTGAGCCTAAAAATCTTGAGAATGAATTCTTAGACTTCTGGCAGGATTGTGCTCGTCATCCAATTCCTCCTTTAGTTGCTTACATTGAGAAGAAGTCAACAGGAGTGACTTTGCTCTCAGTACTGAAAGGCATGAGAGGGCTTAAGGTGCGCGAGATTGAACGTACTCGCAAGTCTGGCTCGAAATCACAACGCTTTATCGATATCCAACCCTATATCGCAAGCAAACAAGTATCACTTCCTGCTCATGGAGCACATACGGAAATGTGTGTGAATCACATGAAGAAGATTACGAATAATGATTCACATGCACACGATGATATAGCCGATACCTGCTCAGACGCAGTACGCATTGCTCTAATAGATCGGATGTTATACGCATACACGCACAAAGACGCTCTATTTAGAAGCACCACGCAGGAAGCCGCAAGTCGAATGAATCGATTAGCTGCGCTCAAGAAGAAAGCCTATGAGAAAAGGATTTGACCATGGCCGTTATTGCAAAGAAGCATGCATCACAACTCGATAAAATTAAAGATTCAGTAGAGCAGGCTTACACTTATTTCCGACCTAATTATCAACGCTATCACGAATTTAAGCGATTCGTTTATAAGTCAACGCTGACAGAAGACGATATTGCCGTATTAAGTACATTAGGTAGGCCTCAGATTGAATTCAACATGATGGAAGCCTATATATCACGGCTTAGAGGTGAGTTCTCCCGCATGGAGCCTGGCTTTGTTGTAAGAGCACAAGATGGCTTTGACCTAGTTGACCCCAAATTAATTGATGTTCTGGAAGCTCATTTTAGAGCCATTCTGAATGATTCGGACAATGATGGATTTAGCTATGACGTTTATACTGATTTGCTGGTGGGGGGCTTTTCTGTGGTCGAGGTATACACTGATTACCTCAATGAAATGTCCATGGATCAAAAGATTTGTACCCAGCGTGTTTTCGATCCAACACTATGTGGATTCGATCCTCTGGCTCGTGCATCGCATAAGGGTGACGGCAATTTTTGTTTCCAATTATTCCCGCGGGAAGCAGAAGACGTAGAACGAGATTATGGCTCGAATGCATTAAAAGGACTTAAGTATGCTAGAAGCTTCTCTGGATTCAATTGGTCATACAGAGCAGCTCGAAAGGATATTGTTCTAATCTGCGATTATTACAAGAAAGAATTTACGAAAGAGAAGATTACCAAGCTTTCGAATGGTCGAGTGGTCAGCATTAAGAATTATGAGCGCTTAACTCAAATGTGGCATGACTCAGGAAATCTTGAGCAGCCACCAATTCCAATTGGTAAGATTCGTGAAACCACGATTGAAGAAATTGTACGTTATCGATTATCTGGAGCTGAACTAATTGAGAAGCCAATCACTACGAATTACAAAATGCTTCCACTTATATTCTTTGATGGAAACAGTGCTGTATTGCGTGATAATAATGATTCTACCGCTGAGCAGATGACTCGCCCCTATATTTACAATGTGAAGGATGCGCAACGACTCAAGAACTATGCTGGACAGTCTTTAGCTAATGAGCTTGAGAACACCGTTCAACACAAGATGATTGCTTCGGTTGAATCCATTCCTGAAGACTACTTAGACGCCTATATTGATGTACAGAAACCAAGTACATACATGTACAACGCCTTCTATGATGGAGACCCAAATACTCCATTAGCTCCGCCACGAGAAGTAATGCGCACTCCAATTCCACCTCAAATTAGTGAGACATTCCAAATGTCAGACAATCTGATTCAGGGAATTCTTGGTAGCTATGATGCAGCTTTAGGCATTCAGAATAATGAACTATCAGGTGTTGCGATTATGCAAGGCGCTATGCACTCCAATGCTGCTGCTATGCCATACACTGTAGGGTTTATGAAGGGATTGAACCGAGTATGCCAGATGATTCTTGACCTCATTCCTAAGTACTATGTAACTCCACGAAGTCTACCTATTGTTCACCCTGATGGTAAACGTTCATACCAGGTAATTAATAAGCAGGGAAATCCGTTCATGGATTACGACCCGATGAGCTTAGAGGTCAAGGTAGAGGCGGGGGTTAACTTTGCCGTACAGAAGCAGATTAGCCTTGAAACTATCATCCAGCTTATGCAGACCTCTGAGTCCTTTGCTGCCTTTATTAATACTAAAGGACTTGGAATTCTCTTGGATAACATTGAGATACGAGGCATAGAAGGCTTACGTCAGGCTGCCTCTCAGTTCATGCAAGAGACAGCGCAGAAGCAAGCTCAGGCCGAACAGATGGCTATGCAACAAGCGCAACAACAGCTCGATCCGAAAGAGGTTATGGCTCTACAGGCTAAGGCTGAAATGATGAAAGTCGAGCAGAAGAAAGAAGCCGTGGCTACTCAAGCTCAGGTTGACCTCATTAAGATTTCAACTGATGACGCGGTGAAGAACAAGCAAGCTGATATAGATTTCTTAAAGGTGATGGCTGAGATTGAAGGCTCTCAAGTAGACCAAGCATTGAAGCAGGAGAAGGTTGATGCGGAAAACGCGAGAACTGCTGTGAGTATGGCTGTTGATGTGAGCAAACATCATCATGAAGTTAAGCATGCTGATCGTACACATGATTTGGCGGAGAAGACATTGCACCAGAAGCCTAAGCCAAAGGGGAAATCATGAACTCTTTCCATTTTATAAATAGTTCCTATATACTGATTTCAACACAATATGTGGTGTAATTTATCAATTCAAGACACTACATGCAGTATCTCTGACTAGCCAGAGCTTAAAGGATGCTAGGCCAAATACGCAGCTATGCGGCCAAAATAGTCGGGACTACCACGGATGGTAGGTGATTACGGTCACACCGGAAACAGTGAGGTTTCAAATGGATGCAAAGGATATTGCAGAAGACTTGCAAGACTTGGTTGTGGAACAGGATGAGCCGCAAGGTTCAACTGAATCACCTCCTGAAAAAATGCTTACTGCTTCCCAAGTGAACGAACTCGTTAAACGAGCGAAACGCAAAGGAGAGCAGAAAATGCAGGAGCAACTAGATGCTACGAGGCAAGAACTCGAACAGCTAAAGGCACAACAAGGACAGCCACAAGAAGCACCGCAACAGCAGCAGCAAGCACCACAAGGTGTAGACCCGCAAGCTCTGCAGCAACTTGTAGCTCAACAGATTGCCGAACAGCAAGCCGAGACTCAGCGCAAACAGCACGAAGAACAGCTTCATCAGGAAGTGAATCAGGTAGCGCAACAGTACTTCGGTAAGATGGCTCAAGGAACTAGTTTATACGATGACTTTGAGGCAATCACCGCAGACTTTAACCCTGCCGAATTTCCACAATTAGTTTATTTAGCTAACGAATTGGACAATACCGCAGCAGTAATTTACGAGTTACGGAAGAATCCAGGTAAGTTAGCTCAACTAGCTACCTTAGTGAAAGAATCACCAGGGATAGCCAGAAGCGAATTGAATAATCTTTCTCAGTCAATCAAGAGAAATGATGATGCAAAACGCAACTTGCAAGAACCTCAAGACCCCTTAAATCGTCTGAAGCCTTCGCCCGTGGGAACAGACAGCGGTGAGAAAACCGTTAGGGACTTCAAGGGGGCTTCTTTCTTAAGAGGCTAACCAACCCTAAAACTGGCCGTGTCTGTTCTCTGAATAAGGATATTCATTGGAGAAGACGACATGGCCGTTCCAAATAACATTTTGCAACAGGTTCAAACCTATCAACGTTCTAACTTAGCTTACTTACAGAACTTAAACTGCTTCGTAGCTACGGCGAACACTAAATTCAAAAACTTCCAAAAAGAAGTCGCTAACCTTGGTGACACGGTTTCTTTCGATTTACCACCACGTTTTACAACTGCGAATTCATTGGTAGCCACATTCCAGTCAGCAGATCAACGTGTGGAAACTTTGACTGTAGATAAAGCTAAAAACGTATCTTATGCATTCACTGCACAACAATTCATCTTCAACGTAGAAGACTACATGCAGCAGTTCGGTAAAGGTGCAACAGAAGAATTGTCTGCTGAAGTAGAATCAGATGTAGCTTCAGTTTGCGTAGAAGCTCCCTATCGATTCTATGGCGATGGAATAACCCCCATTAATTCTTTTGGTCAATTAAGTTCAGCCTTAGCTCTTTTTAGAAACTATGGCGCAGTAAAAACTGATACAAAATTTTATCTGAGTGACATTGCTCAGTCTGCTATTGTTAATACTGGTTTGAATCAATTCACACCAAAACGTAACGATGAAATGGCTAATAGCTGGGATGTTGGTGACTTTAATAGAGCTTCATTTTATACATCAAACTTACTACCAATCCATGAAGCAGGGACAATCGGGGAAGACGGTACTGTATTGACTGTAGTATCCGTAGTGAAAGATGCCAATGATGCGGTAACTCAAATCGTCTTTTCTGGTGCTGGTACTGATGCTGATGCTATTAAAGCGTTCGATAAAGGCCAGTTCAATGACGGAGTTTCCGGTCAGCCTAATATGCGTTATCTGACGTTCATAGGACACAAGCCTTCTAGCAACCCTGTACAGTTCCGCGTGTTAAATGACGCAGCTTCTAGTGCTGGTAACGTTACTGTCGATGTGTACCCACCTTTGAAAGCGTCTCAAGGTAATGCTCGTAACTTGAATCATGAAATTGCTGCGGGTATGCAAGTCACATTCCTTCCTTCTCATAGAGCAGGTGTGATCACTGCCGGTAATCCTCTGTTCTTAGGTATGCCAATGCTTCCTGATGAAGTTCCGTTTCCTACTGCTGCTGAAGTTGATCCTGATACTGGCGTGTCAATGCGGATGTATTACGGAAGCTTGTTCGGTCAAAACCAAAGAGGAATTATTCATGACGTTATATATGGATACAAACTGGTTCCCGAATACTCAATGTCAGTAATTTTCCCACTTTAATTGTTCTAGGGTAGCTCATGCTACCCTCACAAACGAGGATACCAAAATGGCTATTTCTACACCTATGACAAATGCCCGACAGTACTACATCAATGGCATGAAACTAACCTGGCTTACTGGAACAACTATGTCAGTAAGTGCAGGTCGATGCAGTAATACAACTAACCTAAACGATATCTCTGTTGGCCTTCCTTTAAACGTAGCAGCCACTCAAACGGGCACTGAGCCTGTTGCCGATGGTACTGGTGCTGTGACTATCAACACTGCGACTAATGGTGCTGGTGGTTTAGATATTGGCGCTATGGCTAATAGCACATTCTACGCCGTGTACGCTATTGGTGACAGCTATGGAGTGAATGCTGGTTCAGCCTTAATTTCAGCTAACTTAAGTGCCCCTTTATTACCAGCTGGATACGATATGTATTTCCGTATCGGATTCATCAAATCTAGCGGTGCTGCTGCTATTTTATCATTCCGTCAAGATGGTTGTGATTTAGATAGATGGATGTGGTATGACGCTCCAATTGCAACAAGCGTTACTGCTGGTGCTTCTGCTACTTATGCACCTGTTGACGCTAGTGCAGGATTGCCTGCTGCAACTCCTACAATGGTTAACTGGCTGTGCGTGTTCACTCCAACTGCTGCAGCCGACAAATTGGTTCTTGTTCCTGGTACTTCCACTGCAACTCTTGGCTATGCTTCGGCATCTGGCTCTGTAGCAGCGGTAGCAAATACTGTGAACTTGATTTGCCCAACAGATTCCCCTGTAACTGATGCTATTGACTATAAAGTCACTGGTTCTGCAGTTGCAATTTCTGTTCAAGCGTATTTAGACCAGCTTGCTAACGTAGCAGTAGCATAAGGAAATGCCATGGCCTACACGACATTGAAGTTAATTAACAATGCCTACTACGAAGCAGGTATTGTTGCACGTGGCTTTGAGACTGTGTCAGGCCCGCAGGCCCATGACGGGTTGGAATACCTTAATGACCTTATAGCGGATAAGACTGTCGAGAATGGTCTTATTCCTTATTACGAAGAATATAACTTTAATGCAATAGCTGGTCAGGAAAAGTATTTTATTGAAGACCTAATCAGCGTTGACACCTTTGTTTTCTATATCGATACAGTTCGATATCAGACAGAGAATCGCGCAAGACGGGAGTACTTCGGCACATCAAGAGCTGACAACATTCAATCGTTGCCTGGAAGCTGGCATATGGAACGTTGCTTTGGTGGAGCAAATTTATATATCTACTTTAAGCCGAACCAAGCATTCCCATTAACTATTTGGGGACAGTTCCGCTTAGCCCAGGTAGCAATCAACCAGGATTTATCACTGACGCTAGATAGATTCTACATTAACTATTTGAAATACGATTTAGCAGCTCGCCTCTGTGCTGAATACAACTACTCAGTTCCTCCAGGAGTAGCTAAAACATTAGCTGAGCTAGAAGACAGTATTAGTAAAAAAAGTGGTCCAATGGATATGAGATTGATCAAGTTGTCTAGCCTACAGGGACGTGGAGGCATTAACTACGGACAAGTCAATCTCGCGCATGGATGGGTTAGTTAATGACCATTATGACGCCACGTGCAACAGAAGTCCCAGTTAGAATAGTCGGAAGTTCGGTCTTCGGTCGCCATCCTATTATTTCGGATGAGCGCACCTGGAATATGTTTATTTCAGACGACTGGCTAATTAATTTCGCAGGGTATCGACAAGCAGCTGAAATATTAACAGATCCTTCTGAGGGTCGAGGTCTTTTTCATTCTACTAGAGGGAACTTTCTAATTGCTGTATTGGGAGCCAACATTTACCGTATTGATGGTAATCTAGGTTACACATTCCTATTTAGTCTAGGAACGAGCACTGGTGAAGTCTTCATGGATGAAAACCTTAGCTCTCAGATAGCCATTGTTGATGGTTCTGCTACATCATACATTTATAACTATGCAGTGGGCACTGTAAGCGCAGTAGTTTGGGATTATGGTGCATCAGGAATAGCATTCACGCCAAATTATGTAACTTATCAGAATACTTATTTTATCTTCGGCAATGCAGATACGACTTCTTCCGGATCTCAATGGTATGTTTATCAAAGTGGGTTTAATCCAACAACTTTAGCCGATCCGTATAAGTTAGTATGGGTGCAAACATTAACGCTCCAAACCAAGCCCGACTTTGCTAAAGCCTGTATAAGAATACCAAGCCATGGTAATAACCTATTGGTATTAGGTTCAACTGTAGCAGAGATTTGGACGAACGTTGCAGGTATACAAATTTACCAACGTCAATCGTCTATCAATATCGACTATGGGGTAGCTTCAGTTTCTACTATTGCTGCATCGGATGACATGATCGCATGGCTTGGGATTAATGAAAAATCATCTCCTGCAATTATGGTAATGATGGGTGGTCAAGCTCAACGTATATCTACTGACGGAATTGATTATTTGTTGAATCGAGTAGCTCAGCCTCAACAGTCAACAGCAATGTTCTATAGACAAGATGGTCATGTGTTTTACATATTAACCTTCTTTGCACCAGAAGACAATTTTTCCATCATGTATGACTTTACTACTCAGAAATTCTTTGACATCACAGATTGGGACTTCAGTTACCATCCTGCACGACAAATGTCCTATTTCAATAATGAGATTTTCTTTGTGTCATTGAAGCAAGGTAGTTTGATGCGGATTAGCACGGACATTACCTCTATATCAACAGATGTTCAGAACGATTATGAGATTCCAAGAATTAGAAAATGTGACACCTATAGGCTTCCAGGAAGTGAGCGCTTTATTGTAAATCAGTTCAGTTTCACTATAGAAAATGGAGTTGAGCCTGATGTGGATTATCACTTTGAATGCGATGGCTATATCTTGGGGGAAGAAAGCGGCAGCATCATGTATTCAGAGGATGATTATCCACTTCTAGTTGAAGGGGGAAGTTGCCAAATTTATATGCCACGTATCGATGTAACTTTATCTAAAAACGGCGGTGAGACCTATGGCAATGCAGTCAGCTATTATATGCATAAGACTGGAAACTATAAGAATCAACCTAGGTTTAACAAGCTAGGCGAAGCAAATCAATTCACGATCCAGATGAGATTCTGGGGCTTTGGTGCTGTCGTAGTAGCTAACGGAAAAATTGAGGTCTACCAATGATTATTCCAACGTTCCAAAGCGTTCAATATGTTGAAAAAGACGGGTATCTAACGGCTCAAATGCAGATGTATAATGATGAATTAAACAACGTTTTGCGCAATGGATTGTCGGATAACGGATGGACTTTACCTATGGTAACTCAGGCAGAACTGGCCTCTATAGTTGCATTGCCTGCTAACCAGCAAATGCCAAATGGCACTGCATGGTACGTTCATGATGACTCGACCTCTTATTATCAGCTGGTCGTTAAGATTAATGGTGCGTTGCGTAAAGTAACAACCACAGCTTACCCATAAGGATATGAGATGAGCCTATTAAGCAAATTATTTGGTGGTGGATCTAATAAATCCCCTATGGACGCAGCCAATCCTTATTTAAATCAGATACCCGGTGTAGGCCATGATGCCTATGACCCGTACATTAAATCCGGCATGGATGCATCAGGTAAGACTCAGGGTCAGTATGAGTCACTGATGAACGATCCAACTGCATTTATTAATAAGCTCATGGAGTCTTATAAGCCATCGGAAGGTTATCAGTTTCAAAAAGACCAGCTTACTAAGGAAATGAGCAACACAGCAGCAGCTGGCGGTGTTGCAGGAACACCTCAAGACCAATTGAATCAAGCTGAAGGAGTTCAAGGATTGCTTGGTAAAGACATGCAGCAGTTCTTGCAGAACGTTTTTGGAGCTTTCAACACAGGATTACAAGGTGAGCAGGGTATTGCTGATAAAGGATTTGATGCATCTAAGCAGCTAGCTGACCTACTTGGTGGCGCGCTCAACCAGCAAGGCGGATTAGCATTCCAAGGACAACAGCAAGCCAATAAGAACAAGAATGACATGTGGAGCATGTTTGGCAAAGCATTAGGTGGTGGCATCGGTATGGCCAGCAATCCATTATCACTCTTTGGCAATAAGATTTGGGGGCAATATGGCGATTAATTTCACTGATTTCTCCAGAGCACCTCTTCTAGATTCATCTTTTAAGAATGTCTTGGAAGATGTGTTGAAGGGTTACCAAATGTCCCAGGAGCCTGCAAAGATGAAGCAGGATTCTAACGCACGTGACCTTGCTAACCAATTACGAAAGCTTGAGGTGGATCATAAGCCTAAGCAATTTGAATTAGATGATAAAGGTAAATCCCTTGCTAATGCGTTGCACTCTAAGGCACTAGAGACTTATGACGAACGATTTGCTTTAGATAAGCAGCTTAAACAAGCTCAGATTCAAAAGGCACTACAGACTAAAGTTGGCGGTAGCCCAAAGGCAAATGGCGAGCTGGCTAACTTCATGGTGGCTAATCCTGATGCTACTGCAGAAGAGATTAAAAAGGCATTTGAGGAAATTCATGGCTCTAAATTAGAACATGAAAAAGCTATTACTAATCGCAGCCTTGACATTACAGCTGGTGGTGGCTTCGATAAATTGCCTGCTAATGAGAAGAAAAGGGCTGTTGGATTAATGACTTCTATGGGAGTTGATCCTGTTGAAGCAACTCGCTTATTACGCAGTGGAGTATCACCTTCTGAATATGCTAAAGAGAATAAAATTGATATTGAGAACATAACTCCTATTTACCCTCTTGGTGAAGAGAACGTTAAGCAACTTCAACGCAGAACTGGTTTCGTAAATGAGATTAAGAACCTTGAGGAAAACCTAGCAGGCGCTATGGGTGAATATCAGAACAAAGTAATGGGTTATTCTTTAGATCAAGTGGCTGATGCGCTGTCAGGAGAGAATCCCGATAAGCAAGGAAGAGTCTTAGCTGCACGTGCTTTACAACCTGAATTAGCAGCTCTTCGTTTGAAAGTAGCTGGCGGTAACATCGGCATTGAGGCAATTAACGAGCTTAAGAAGAAATCACTTGGCGACCTCAAGATTATTGAAAGCTTAGTAGATACACCGACCTATTTATCAATGCAGAAATACATGACTCAATGGCTCGAATCCGCGGCTAATGAGTTCCAACGAACTCAAGAGGATTATGGACGATTAAAAACCAGGAAGCAGAAATCCGCTGCAGTCGAATCAGGTATGGGTGAAGACCCATTAGGGTTGTTCTAATGGCTATGACGCTGAAAGATATTAGGGAAAAGTACCCTCAATACGACTCCAAGTCAGATATAGAGCTTGCTGATGCAATTCACGGGAAATTCTACTCGGATTTACCTAAAGAGAAAGTATATGAGAAGCTAGGCCTTGGACAAGGAGAGAATAAACCTCTTAAATTAGAGCTAACCAAGTCTGCTGAACCCAAAGAGACTGAAGGATGGAAGGGCTTGGCTAGCGACACCATTAAGATGCTAGGACGCGCGCTTAAAGGTGGCGTAGGTTTTGTTAAAAGAGCACCAGGCAATATAAAGGAAATTGGTTATGAATTAATTCATCATCCATTGAGTTATCCACCACATGTAGCTCGGCAAGTATTGGCCGGAGTCGGAGAAGGCGCTAAAGGATTAGCTAATATTCCTCATGAAATTTTTAATGAGCTTGCTGATAAAAAAATTACCCCTGACTGGTTACGTACTGGCTCTATACCAGAAGACTTAGGTATAGAGAAATCATTAGGGCTTGAGGAAACTAACAAAAGTGATGAACTCTTGCGTGGAATTCCAGCTATTTATGGTGGCGGCCAATTAGTTGGTAAAGGAATTAGTAAGGTCAAGAAAGCAACCAGTCCTCCCGATTTGAAGCAAGCAATTAGAGATACTCAAGCAAAGGTCAATCAACAGACTAGAGATGCTGGAAAAATCTTTGATCATGTAGAGAAAGAGGTCAAAGCCAGAGGAATATCTAAGGTGCCTATTGACAGTAAATTGATTGACCAAGCTAGAGGCCTATTGTCTAAAACACTTGCTAATAAAAAACTTTTCGAGAAAGCGAAGAAAGGGGATTTTGATGCATTGAGGAAGCTGCAAGGAGATTTGCGTAATAAAGGAGAGAAAGGGCTCTCATCTGATGAGTTATCAAACAATGATTTAGGTGAGCTAATGCTGGAAACAAGAGATGAAATTAATGGCTCTATTCAGAATCATTTAAACAACAAAGGGCATAAAGACCTTGCAGAGGCTCTGAATAAAGCGAGAAAGGATTATAGGAAACTTCAACAGACTTATCATTCTACTAATAAACTATCAAAGACTTTTGGGAAGGATCAATTGGTTCCTGATAACCCGATCACTCTATTGAGAGAAGAAAGTACTCAAATGAAGAGGTTTATGGAGGCTCATCCAGAATTGGAAAAATCCCTGGCTAAGGCATTAACACATAAAAAGAAAATGAAGAGATTAGGCACTGTTGGAAAAATAGGAGCAACAGTAGCTGGAATAAAAGGAGCTGATTTGATTTTTAAATAATTTCAGTGTTTTTATTTTAATCAAAAGAATATATAATGCCCATTTTTTACCCAGGAATTTATATGTGGACAGAGATTTTTCATTATTTATTAATTGGCATTGGTTTATATGGATTTGCATCTTTGGTTGCTGACAAGGTTGAAAGCAGATTTAATGACCGATTAGAAGCTATTGAGGACAAGTTAGGCATTTAATCTATTAATATTAATCTAGCAAAAGGATTTGCTATGGCACTAGATTCACATTACATACCCGCGTTTTCTATAGAAGACGTGCTACTGGACAAGGATACTGGTGCGCCTTTAACAGGCGGATTGGTTTACTTCGAGCAGGATAATCAGCGCGGAGTATTGAAGCCTGTTTACCAGATTACTGGGACTTCTCCGAACTACACTTATGTTCCATTGCCTAATCCGGTAGTACTAAGCTCTATAGGTACATTTGAGGATGGTGCTGGTAATCCAGTTATACCTTATTTTTATCCATATGACGGTAATGGAGACGCTGAATATTACTATATTCGAGTGACTAATGCTGATGGAGTGGAGCAGTTTACAAGGGATGCTCAACCTTACTTGCAAACGCAAAGTTCTTCAGAGGTATCAAGCTCATTTACTAATGCTCTTTCTAACCCACAATTTTCAGAAGTATTATTTGATACCTCAGCAGGGACTCATACTTATACAATTGGCACGGTAACAAATCAGATAATTTCAATTGCTCCTTCCTGGGATTTAGTTGTTAGTTGTGCATCATCTGGTTCAGTAACTGTTCAACAATTGAAGCCAGCTGGTTCTCAGAATATGATTACCAATGCAGGAACATTGCTTAGTATTACCTCGGCAGGTCTTTCTAAATTACAGTTAAGACAAAGATTAACGGGCTACCCTAGCTTATGGGGTAATGGCTATTTATCGGCGTCATTTGTAGCCAAGACTTACAGTGGTACATCCCCGACATTGACTTTATCTTATCACCAGTCAAGCGGTAGTGTTTCTGCTGTACCATTATTATCCGTGGCTTTGGATGCCACTGGAGCATATGCTCGGTATGTTGGAAGTGTGGCAATTCCTTCATCCAATAGTGGAGGAACATATCCAACAGCCTATGTAGAGATCTATTTTGATTTGCCATTAAGCATAAAAGTAGACATTACAAGCGTAATGGTAGCTTATACAGGCACTGTAAGCGTTAATAATATAGCTTACGATCAAGAATCTTATCAGCGCCAAATAGATCATTTATATCATTATGCTTATCCGATTGTTCCTATAGGAACAATTATCGTCCGTGGTGGCTTTGCTATACCAACTCATTATTTGTTATGTAACGGTCAAGCTGTAAGTAGAGAGACCTATCACCAGTTGTTCGAAGCTATAACCAAAGCAGATACAGCTACTTGGACAGGAGTAACTACATTCACTGTGGCTTCAGTTGCTGATTATTGGATTGGTATGCCCGTTGAAGGTACAAGTATTCCAGTTGCAACAACGGTAACTAATATAGTTGGCACTACCATCACCATTTCTAATAACAGAACAGGAACCAATTCTTCTGTTCGTTTTTTCTCAGAACCTGCGGGTAATGGAACGACAACTTTTAATGTCCCAGATTTGCGAGATTATGTAATTGCAATGTCCGGCGGCTCATTATTTGGTGCTACACGAAATGGTCCTGGTGCTTTTGGTGGTAGCGCAACTCATACAATAACCACCGCTGAAATGCCATCGCATACACATGGAGCAGGTGGTAGTGGAACTGCATTCGTAGAGTTACTTGCTGGTGGACCATCAGGACTTGCTGCAGGTACAGGGTTAACAACATCTACTGTAACAGCCTCTGCCGGATCTGGAACAGCTATGACCCTAGTTCAGCAAACCGCACTTTATAAAATGTACATTCGTTATCAATAAGGATAAATCATGACAACTCAATACAAGTTGCAAAAAGACGTAGCCGGGTATAACGGTTTCGGTTTGCAATTCAGTGACCAGAAGTTTAGCGCCTCTTTGGCAGCTGCTACTGATACGACATTAGCAGTCCCATTAGGAGGAGCAATGGGCGCTGCGCTGAATAGTGTCAATAAATTTCTAGCCGTGATCCAAGTTGAAGCCAATCTTAGTGTCTGGCTGGCGATGAATGCTACAGCAGCAGTTCCAGCTGGAAGCACATTTGCTCTAACTACATCTGATTTAATTATTGGCGGTCAATATTATGCAGTGGAAGTAAAAGCAGGGGACACAATGCACTTTCTTGCGCCTACTGCAGACACAGACATATTAGTTAAGTTTTACACTTTGCCAGCTAATTAAGCAAAGTCTTATATCACAAGGAGTGTGATTATGGCTGTAGTACCAGATCAGAAATTTAGTACCTTCCAGGACGGAGGGGACATACAGGAAGACGACACAATTGTTGGTCTTAGAGATGGAATTAACACTAGGTTTAATTTTCCCGGAGCTATCCCACCTGGAACAATAATCCAAATTAATGAAGGTGGAACCGGAGCAGATAATGCCGTAGATGCTAGAACTAATCTAGGATTGGGTACAATGGCAACTCAGAATGCCAACTCTGTTGCTATAACTGGAGGTACTGCTGATCTAGGATCAGGAACCGTGGCCGCGTCACCAGCTAATCCAACTGACATTGTAAATAAAGCATATCTTGACTTGATAGTAAATCCTGCTGCACTTACTAAGACAGATGACACCAATGTAACGCTTTCGTTAGGGGGAAGCCCATCTACTGCTTTACTAAATGCAGCTTCTTTAACATTGGGGTGGACTGGAACTTTAAGTGGTATAAGAGGAGGAACAGGTGTAAATAATGGATCTAACACAGCAACTTATGCAGGAAATTTAAATTTTGCTTCATCATTTACGACATCAGGTGCTTTTGCTGTTACTCAAACCTACACCGGGGTGACTAATGTTACGTTCCCAACATCTGGCACTTTAGCGACTGTAAGTCAAATACCTACCGGTGCGGCATTAACCAGAACTAACGACACTAACGTTACATTGACTCTTGGTGGAAGTCCTTCTACTTCACTTGTAAATGCAGCCTCATTGACTCTTGGATGGACTGGAATTTTATCTAAAGCTCGTGGTGGTACTGGTGTATCATCAGTAACTACAGCACCATCTGCTACAGAGTTTGCGGGATGGGATGCTAATTTAAATTTATCAGCCAATAATTTTCCGGGTGGATTGCTCCCTGTAGTATCAGCCGCAGGAACAACAACGTTAACAATAGCAAGTCCGTATAATATTCTGATCACGGGAACAACTACACAAACAATAGTAATGCCTGTTACCTCAACTTTAGCGCAAGGCCATCCATTTAAGGTAATTAATAATTCAAGCGCCTCTGTTACTTTGAATTCATCAGGCGGTAATTTAATTCTTACTATGGCTGCGAATACGACAGCTTTCCTTACATGTGTTTTGAATAGCGGCACAACAGCCGCATCATGGAATGCAAGTTATGTATTTGATAATGGGGCAGGGGTATTATCAATAACAGGAACAGCCAACCAAGTTATTGCCTCAGCAAGTACAGGTGCTGTGATATTAAGCTTGCCGCAGGATATAGCTCCTTCAAGCTCTCCAACTTTTGCAGGGCTTACTTTAACGAATCCATTATCTGTTCCCAATGGAGGAACTGGAAAATCCTCTGTTACATTAAACAAGCTATTAGTTGGGAATGGAACAAGTGCATTAACTGAATTAACTCCTGGAGCAAATGTTTTAACTGGACTTCAGGCCGATGTCAATACTAGTACTGGATTTACTACTGGTTCAATTGCTGGAAGCTCAGGTAACTTTTGCAAGAATTTAATTATCGGCGGTGATTTTGGTACAAATCCTTGGCAGCGCGGTACTAGTTTTCCATCCATAGCTAATACCGCTTATGCGGCAGATAGATGGAGGGTTAGTTATGTATCTACAGCAGTTTCTACTTTTTCTCAATCAGCAGACGCTCCTACTGTCGTACAATCAGGAATTTTAACTACTGGAAGTTTACTCCATACAATAACCACTGCTGATGCATCAATAGCAGCAGGGGATACTTACGCTATTTTACAGGTTATAGAAGGTAGTAATTTCTCAAGGATTGCTCAACGTGCGTTTACTCTATCTTTTTGGGTAAAAGCTAATGTTACCGGTATTTATTGTGTTGCTTTTGTTAACTCAGGGCTAGATAGAAGTTATGTCGCTGAATATACAATAAACGCAACAAATACGTGGGAATATAAAACGATAACCGTAACCTCATCACCAGCAGCTGGAACATGGGATTATACAAATGGTGTTGGAGTATTTGTAGATTTTATGTTGGCCTGTGGCTCAACATTCCACACTACTTCAGGTGTCTGGCAAACTGGAAACTTTAGATCAACATCTAACCAAGTAAATGCGCTTGCAACGATTGGCAATACATTCCAACTAGCTCTTGTGCAAGTAGAACCTGGTACTGTTGCAACGCCCTTTGAAATAAGGACTTCCACACAAGAGTTATTATTATGCCAACGGTATTTTTTTAAGACCTTTGCTCAAGGAGTTACTCCTGTTCAAAATTCAGGAACTACGGCAGGAAGTATTGGGTATAGAGTTAATGTCACTGGAACTGGGAATTTTGGTCAATATGTTCCTTACCCTGTTATTATGAGGACATTGCCTAGTGTAACTTTCTATAGCCCTTCGCTGGCTTCAGCAAGTTGGTATAATACCAGTGCTGCTGCTACTAGTGGAGCTGCTTCATTGGTTTCAGCTGGAGATAGAGGTGCATTTATTAGTAATGCTCAAGTTGCAGGAGATACTATTTCTCAATATATAAATGTGCATGCATCAGCAACCGCGGAGTTATAATTATGTATTATAAATTTTATTCAGAGTTTAATGAGTTATGGATTATTTTTGTTCAAGAGGGATCGAATAGTCCTCTATGGATTCCTGAAAATATAGATAATAGCGATTATAAGCAATTCTTAGACTATCTAGCTTTAAACAATTTAACAATCGACGATATCCCATTATGGGTGCCTTAAGGAGAAGTAAATGCAGTTATCTGAAGAACAATTAAAAAATGATTTAAACAATTTAAATGTTAAAAAAGAGCAATGTGTTCAACAATTTCACCAGATTGTTGGTGCTATTTCTATAATCGAGCAAATGATAGAAAGGTTAAATCATAAAGATGAAAAATTAGATAATATTAATGGGGATTTATCATCTTCAGAGAATGAAACAGTTGATGCTTAACTTTGTTTCTTCGATTGTAAGGTCAGTTTCATTAACGCAGTCAATCTTTATAAGGATATAGAGATGCCAATAAAAAGCATACAAATAGGACAAACCGGTTTGGTAGGAGTTGAGCCAAAATTTGATTACATTTTAACTGATGATACGGTAGCGGAAATATTAACTGCAGGATACTTGAATCACTCAGTTGACGCAGGCTACTCATTTGCTCAAGGGGACATCGTATGTGTAATGACTCAATCGTCTCCAACTGCTAGAAAGAATGCTGGTATGTACCAAGTGGATCACAATGGTTCTAACTGGAACTTAATGCCACTAGAATCATCACCCTTACTAGCAATGGCACAATATACCACTGTTGGTGGTGCTGCTGCTGAAGCCATTACGATTGCTGGAGTTTTGTCAACGGATTTGGCAGACGTGCAAGTAGTAAATGATGGAACTGCTAACGTAACGGTATTACAGGCTGCATGTACTGCTAACACATTGACGGTCACCTTTAGTGGCAACCCAGGTGCTGATTGCGTGATTAATTATTGGATTTATAGACCTTAAACACTTGCAACGGTTGATCTTCTGACTGTAGAATAGCACCATAATGGCTTGCAGTTCCTTATTTAAGTGGATTGTCCTCCAATTACATAAATTGTAAGCCATTTGACCTTCTCATGCACATTCCCTATCTTTTTTCCGTACAAATTTCCTACAAATTCAATGATATAATCTCCTGGATGCCCTAGGTTTTTAACACTCCCTTATTCCTTTTTCCTAGAGGCATCACCAAAGGAGTTGGCATGATAATAGTACGCCAAGGATTGGTGTTCATCTTCACAATATATCTATCAATGGTCTATATGGTGGGGTGTGCTCATTTTCATCGCGTAAAATTTTTGAACCAGGCGTGTATCGTACCCTACAAAGGATATGACTATAAGACATGCAAGAGGATGAGGGTGATCATTGATGATAAAACATATGTTATCCCAAAGGACTTTGAGACGGATTTGGCTAGCATTCCGCGCGTATTATGGCCGATTTTTGCTCCTCAGTATTCAGGTTTTGTTGCGCCTGCAATCTTACATGACTATCTATATCGCTGTAATAACAATATTACTCGCCTCCATGCTGACGAGATTCTGTACTCCGCTTTAATCACCGAGAATGTTAGCCCATTTACCGCCTCTAAATTTTATATTGGAGTGCGTTTATTTGGTGGAACACATTATGTTAATGGAGTTTGTTCATGACTATTGAAGAGATTTTTCAATCCTGTATTAATTCTATTTTAGAGCATGAGGGTGGTTTATCGCTAGACAAGCGTGATCCGGGTGGCGTCACCCAATGGGGTATATCCCTACGCTATCTCCGCTCCATAGGTTACGACATAAATGGGGATGGAAAAATTGATAAGGAAGACATTATTGGACTTCCCGTTAAGGGAGCAATCGGTATTTATCGTAAATATTGGTGGGATAAATATCGATACGCAGGATTTAATGAACTCATAGTAGTTGAGAAAGTGTTCGACTTAGCAGTGAACATGGGCGGAGGTGCTGCTCATAAATTGCTTCAGATTGCCATCAATCGTTTAAGAAACAAACCAATTACAGTTGACGGTATATTAGGTGGACAAACGTTTGGCGCAGCAAATTCCACGGATGGAAATGAGTTACGCCAAGAATTACGAGAATGTGCTGAGCATAGATATATAGAAATATTAGCAGCGAATCCAAATATGGAGTGGGCGAGGAAGGGATGGATGAATCGAGCAAAGTGGTAACCAAACGCCACACAGAATCAAACGAACAAATAGCCGCAATGGATTGGCTTAGAGCACAACACCCGAACATAGCAGAACATACTCTACATATTGGAAATGAACGCAAGGCTAGCTACTATGCTGGCTACATTATGAAGAGAATGGGTGTACTGAAGGGTGCGAGCGATCTCTTTATGGCATGGCCAAAGGGAGGTTATCATGGTCTATTCATTGAAGTTAAATCAAAGATCGGTAGACCAAGTCCTGAACAGAAAGCCTTTATCCAGAGAATGAGAGACGCAGGTTACAAAGCTGAGTTCTGTTATGGTGCCGAAGAAGTAATCAGCACCATGAAGGATTATATAGGCTAAAAGGGGATTTCACTATCCTGAAAAGCATCCTCATAGCTAACATCCTTCTTAGGCTGAATGTGATGCTCTTTTGTCTTAGGCATAAGTTGAAGTGTATTAGCTATAATGAAATATTTAACACGCTCTTGACCATCTTGAGTAGTGTACTTCTGGTTATCCATTTCACCCTGGATATACAAGCAATCTCCAACATTAACATACTTCTCCGCAATCTCAGCAATCTTGTTAAATGCTGTGACATTGTGCCAGGTTGCCTTCTCTTGCTTCTGACCGTCCTTCATATATTTCTTAGATGTCACCATGCTGATATTAGTTATCTTAGTTCCGGATGAAGTCGTTTTGGTTTCAATTTTACCAACACGTCCTAGAACTGTGCCCTGATTGACCATGGGATTATCCTTATTTAGTTAATTGTAACGCAAAATGATGTGCTGCTTCCCAATCCATTTCATCTATAGATTCAACCTGATAAAACTTCAACGCTTTCTTAAGTCGGTCTTCAGTAAATCCCGTCTCATCAATGAGCTGTTTAATTTTAGAATGCAATTCAGTCGCTTCTTCTCTAACTTTTTCCACTGACTGGTCTTCGTGACGGATCGTAGTTTCTTGTTCAGTCTCTTTATCCTCCATTCCAGCAGCGAATCCATGAACCAAATCAACATCACTAACTCCTTGCTTTGACATAATGTCATTTTTTAATACTGCAGTCCGCGAAGGTTTAGACACTGTATATTCAGCATCAATGTAATCCTCAACCTCTTCTCTAGGCTTAATTCCTTTTAATGCATCAGGAAAGGCATCACGTAGTGTAAACCCTCTGGCTCTAAGCTTTAACATTCGCTCAGGGTATTGAGTCCATGGTCCAGCTTTACCAAGTAATCCAGCTTTCTTAGCATCATTAAGATCGAACTTATTGGTTTTAGGCTCCATACCTCGACGCTTTACAGTACAGGTATATCCAAATACATTTCCGTCCTTCATTATAGGTTCTTCAATAATATCCTCGAAGTCCTTATGTGCCATACACAGTGCAAGCATGTCATCGCCCCACATTGATGCTTTACCATTGATCACAGCAATACACTGCATGGCTTGCTCAGGAGGCATACCGATTTGATATCCCATAGACCAGGCTATGAACAGGTCTTGAGGCTTCCCCCTAAAGCATTTTGGTACCATTTCAGATGATGCAAGTTGACCTGCGAGCTTCATATAGTGTGGTGCTAACTCTTTAGAGAATAAACTATCATCTAATTGACCCATTCTCATGTGATTTTCTTCCAGCGATTTCTCGCTAACTGTTGCCAGCTCTGTATTGCTCATGTGATCCCTCACTTAATGTTAAATACGCGCGTACCTTTCTTATTGGCCTTCCATGTAGCCATTAACTCTCCGTCCATGCCCATTAGATACTCTGCGTCACCCATATAAGACATAAGTTTCATCTTATATGTTTCCTCTGTATCGTTAAGTGTCTTTATTTTCATCTTAACATCAAGAAGAGATGTCAAATTATTGGCAATATGAAAGGTAGCATGAGAAATCTTTTCAGGACTTGGGGTAGGGTATTTTAATCGACAGTCCGAGGTATTCAATGGAGGTGGTTCTTGTCTATTAAGTACACATTCCCAAAAATCAATATCTGATTGTATGATTACAGACTCAAGTTCATTATCGCGTTCATAAGTGAACTGTTTATACTCCATACCGCCTATAAGAACAGCACAATAGCCTCGATTAGCATCGGTTACTGCACACTGCTTAGCAATCTGGATTAAATAAACTAAAGGGATGCCATCATTTAATGCCATATCCCACTCTTTGCGTTGAAAACTGTTGGCTGATTTAGCTTCTAGTACAGCTCGTTCGCTTTCAATCCATCCGTCCAAGTTGGCGAATATAAAAGGGTACTTAGGGTGATGTACTGTATCGGGAAATGTTACTACAACGTTATTCTCTTCTTCGAAGCGTTTTATAATAGCTGGTTCTAATGCATTACCCCAATATTGCTGCTCCGTCATTTCATCATCCGGATCAATGGTTCCGGTTTTCTCAAGGTACAGCTCATAAGGTGTCTTATAACTAGAATACCCCATGATGATAGGTGTATCACTCGCACCCAAACCCTGTAGCCTCCTGGCCCGTTGTTCTGCAGTCAACATATTTTTCCCTCCTGGAAAGACTCGATCGTAGTTTAAAGTTGTTTATAAATCAATCTAGTATTAAAACTAGGTTTACTTTAAAATGACTGCGGTCAAACAGGAGGACAATTATGACAATTCAAGAAGTAGTAGATTATTTTGGTAATCTCAATCAAGCATGTAAGGCTCTAGGAATAGCCTCACAGAATATGACTAAATGGAAGAAGCAAGGTTATATTCCCTATAAGCAGCAATTTAGATTAGCCCATATCACAGAAGGCAAATTAATGCCCGATGAGGAAGACCCTCATTTAAACCCGAGAAAAGGAAGTAAAAAATGCGAGCGAAAGGAATAGCAGCTATAGGATTACTATGTGCCGTTGGTTTGACGTCATGTGACAGAGTTCCTGCAGGTTATCGGGGAGTAATCGTTAACCTGTATGGAAGTGAGAAAGGCGTTTCGGAAGAATCCGTTGGTGTTGGCAGGTATTATACCGGATGGAACAGGGAGCTATATTTATTTCCCACGTTCTTACAAAATTATTCATGGAAAGATGAACAAGCTATTACTATGCAGACCTCAGAAGGTCTTTCAATTCGAACCTCAGCGGGGATTACCTACAAGATTTCACCTGACAATGTTGTTAAAGTGTTCCAGAAATATCGTTTAGGCATCGAAGAGATTACCAATACATTCCTACATAACCAAGTTCGTGACGCTATGAATGAAGTAGCGAGCACCATGACTGTAGAAGCTATCTACGGCTCTGGCAAAGAGAAGTTTATCAGTAAAGTTAATCAGATAGTCAAACAGGAAGCTGCAGATAATGGTATTGAAGTTGAAAAAATTTACCTCGTGGGTTCTTTCGAGTTACCACCTAATGTCGTTAAATCGATTAATACTAAGATTCAAGCTACTCAGAATGCAATGCGAGTTGAAAATGAGGTTGCTACAAGTAGAGCGGAAGCTCAGAAGACAATTGTTGATGCAAAAGCAGCTGCGGAACGCAGAGTAATTGAAGCAGAAGCTAACGCTAAGCAAATAACTCTTAATGCAGAATCTCAAGCTAAGGCAAACACAATTCTGGCTCAGAGCCTTACTCCAGAATTCGTTCAATATCAAGCCATATTAAAATGGAATGGCGAGTTACCCAAAACAAATGCTACCGGAGCAATACCTTTTCTTAACATAGGAGAGCAGGGATGAGATGGATTCTATTTAAAGTTATTTGTTTTCTAGCTGTATTTATTTTCATGCAAGGTGCAATTTTACCCTGGGCGATTTCAAATAATCTTATGCCATTATGGGCTGACATCGCTTTAATTACTGTGATTCTCATGATGTGGCTGGCTGCAATTGATCGGATCGCATTCCACTTTCTAAAAATGTTAAGGAAGAATAATGCTATTACTGAACAATCTACCGATTAAATACTTCACATTCCCAGGCGGTGAGCTGCAAGTTAAGTTGCCACCAGTAGTCATTACAGAACGCGTTGTGCTTACATGGAAGCCTACTACATCAGACCACGTAATGCTATTAGGACTAACAGTTAATGCCTTAAGGAAGGAAGGAATTTATGATATTGACCTGGATATCTTGTATTTGCCTTACGCACGTCAGGACAGAGTTTGCTCTCCAGGTGAAGCTAATAGCCTTGAGGTGATATGCGACTTTCTGGATAAACTCGATGTAAGTACTATCCGTCTATGGGACCCCCATAATCAAGAAGTGACTAATGAACTTTTACCTCATAACTATGTCTGGACATGGGATGCTCATGACATATTCGCGCGATACAATATTCTTAAAAGCTTTGACCTATACGATTTGGTAATTTGTTCACCTGATGATGGCGCAAGAGGGCGTGTTGATAAACTTGTTGAACATTTTGACCTACAGAAACCTGTGTATTTAGAGAAGAATCGAAATCCTGATAATGGACACATTATTGGTATGCATTTTGACCCGCACAATCGTTCGGTAAATGGCTATAACGTCATGGTGGTTGACGACATTTGTGATGGTGGTGCTACATTCCTTATGGCTGCTGATACGCTTAAATCTCACGGTGCAGAAGAGCTATATCTCTATGTAACCCATGGCATATTCAGTAAAGGGTTAGATGAATTGAGCAAGTGGTATAAGCACATTTACTGTCACCATGTACTGGATGATAACCGCTGGTCTAATGACAATCGATTAACCATTTTAAGGGGCTTCTCGCATGTATCACAACCCACTATTTGCTATTGATTTCTACAAGGTTGACCATAGACGGCAGTATCCTGAAGGTACTACACAAATTTACTCAAATCTCACTCCACGTTATGTTAAACACTGTCATAGCCTATTGCCAGATTACGATAATCAAGTAGTGGTGTTTGGGATTCAGGCATTTATTCAAGAAGTATTAATCGAACAATGGCAATATGGATTCTTCGACCGACCCCGATTTCAAGTATTACGCGAATATCAAGATATGATGTATTCAGCTCTAGGTCTTGAATGCTTTGACTGTAGCCATATTGCAGCATTGCATGACTTAGGTTATTTACCCATTAAGATTAAGGCTATAAATGAAGGCTTCCGAGTACCTATTGGCGTTCCTGTGCTTACCATTGTTAATACTCATCCTGATTTCTTTTGGCTTACTAATTACCTTGAAACGGTGCTTTCGGCGAGTCTTTGGAAATCAATGACAACGGCGACTATAGCATTTGAGATGAAGCGATTACTAACCCGGTATACAAGAAAGACGGGAGCGGATGAAAGCTTCATACCCTACCAAGCTCATGATTTTAGCTTTAGAGGAATGTCAGGATTACAGGATGCCGCAATGTCTGGCGCAGGTCACTTAACCTCATTTATAGGCACAGATTGCGTTCCTGCTATTGAGATAATGAATGAATTTTATGATGGAAGAAATACTGTTCCTCTAGTAGGATCAAGCGTTCCAGCGACAGAACATAGTGTCATGACATGTTCGGGAGTTGATGGCGAGTTCGATACAATTAGACGCCTAATCACCGAAGTTTATCCAGATGGGATAGTTTCTATCGTTGCTGATTCATTTAACTTATGGCAAGTACTGACTGTGTACTTACCAAGCCTTTATAAGGAAATTCATGATAGACAAGGGAAGGTTGTTATTAGGCCTGACTGCTATAGTGAGGACACATCAATTTTCACTCCAAATGGGTGGCGATTATTTAAAGATTTAAGTGATGACGATTTAGTTGCTCAAGTTAATGAAGACGGAACGTATAACTTTGTTAGTCCTTTGAAATTAGTTTCGTATGAATATGAAGGAATAATGCATCATTTTCATGACCATCACGGAAAAATTGATTTACTAGTCACCCCAAATCACCGCATGATTTATAAGAAATTTGGCAAGTGGATTGTTGAATACGCCTCAGAATCAACTGCTTATTTTGAAAAGAATATAGTGAGGAGTGCAAGAGCAGTAAGTAAAGGAGAGAATTTAACATGGCTTCATAGGCTTTTAATAGCCTTTCAAGCTGATGGAAGCTTTCCTTCAAAAATACCTTTAAACCAAGGAATGATTACAGGATTGCAATGCATACGGTTTAATTTTTCTAAACAACGTAAAATAGATAGATTGATTGCTATATGTGAGCAGGGATTATTTAAATACAAAGTGAGCTCTGAAAATGCTAGACCAGGACAAAAAACAATATATGTCTGGGTTGATAAGAATATATTTATATCGAAAACATTAGACTGGTTTGATTGTTCTGATTTATGTGGCGATTGGTGTTCTCAATTCATTGAGGAGATGTCACATTGGGATTCCAGTATAAGAAATTTGGGGCGCATTAAATTTGACACCTGCAACAAAGAAACTATAGAAGCTGTTGAGATTATAGCTTTATCAGCAGGGTATGGATGTTTAATTTCTGTTAGAGAAGACAATAGAAAGCCAGAATATAACGATGTTTATACTGCTCATATTACGATTAATAATGAGGCAGGTGGTCAATCTATTCAACATAGCGAGAAGCCATATAATGGAAAAGTATATTGTGTCCAAGTTCCTTCAGGCAAATTATTGGTTAAGAGAAACCGGAGCGTGGCCGTTTGCGGTAATTCTGGTGATCCTGCTAGCATCATATGTGGTGATTTGCTCGAAATTCCTGGCAGTCCAGCCCACAAGGGAGCTTTGCAGTGCTTATGGGAAACTTTCGGTGGACGAATCAACTCATCAGGATACAAAGAACTTCACAGTAAGGTGGGATTGATTTATGGGGATGCAATCACGGTTGAACGAGCTCAGCTGATTTTATCCTTGATGGAAGAAAAAGGTTTTGCTTCAACTAACATAATTTTCGGTATGGGTAGTTATACATATCAGTATGTTACAAGAGATACTTTTGGCTTTGCGGTCAAGGCTACAAGTGCGGTGATTAATGGTGAACGGAAAGCAATATTTAAAGACCCAATCACAGCAGATGGCAGTAAGAAGTCGGCAAAAGGTCTATTAATGGTTGATTTGGACAATGAAACAGGACGATTCTATTTGACTGATAATGTATCAGAAAGCACTGAATGTGATGGTTATTTGCAAACTGTATATTGTGATGGAAAGTTAATCAAGGAAACAAATTTAAGTGATATTAGGAAGAATTTAGTTGTTGAATTAGAAAATTTTTCGGAGTAAATTACACACTTTATCTAGGGGAGTTTTTAATATCCCCTAGGAAGCGCAAGACTAAATAAGCAGCCACTTAAGTAGTCTCTAGCAATTGCTTACCCCAATTAAAAGAAGCAACTACATGACGACGATTCTACATAAACACTCTAGCAAATCAAGCTTTAATCCCTATTATTTTCTATGCTTTATGCCTATTTGCGCGTATTGTTATGCTTTTATCGCGAAAATGGATATTGCGTATGAATTTAGTCGAAATATTGCGCAAAAGAATATTAGAACAATTCCCGAATATTTCAGAAGACGAATTAAAAATACGATTGGAGTTAGTACATGAGCTTTTAGAATACATTAGGAAGTAAAAGGGCTTCCTGCCCGAATAAGATTAACGCACTCTGAAGTTTGGCGACCGATGAATTGCGTTAGTAAATCTCACAGCTTTACAGCTTATACAACGGAGCAAGTATACCATGAGAGCAAGCGTAACAGAACAGTTATGGATAGATTTTGACCTAGATACAGCAGTTTTTCTTGATACAATTTCTTATTGGATTAAGCAGAATGCCTCGAACAAGCAACCACGTAATTTTAAGGACGGTAGATACTGGACTTATAACACTCAAGAAGCCTTAGCCAAGATGTTCCCCGGATGGAAAAGAGAATCCATCAGAAGAATAATTCGCAATTGTGTTAAGAACGGATTACTCATAGTAGGAAATTACAATAAGAAAGGTTACGACCGGACTGGATGGTATTCGCTCACAGATAAATCGATTCAATATTATACAGGATTGTCGGTAATTATGCAGTTAAAGCCAGATAACCCAATACCAGACTCATGTGGTGATTCCAACCAAGCATGTGTTGGATCCAACCAAGCTATACCAAAACTACTACCTACAGTAAGTAATATAAATATTACTAATAGCGAATTTAACAATTCGCATAGCAGCGACAACTTGGCAAATGAACAAAAGGCTGATTATTTAGATGATGACGAAGAGTTAAATCTGCATAGCCAGAAAGGCCTTAATGGGTCTGCTGTAGTAGATAAGTCTGATTATCACAATAATCAGCAGACAAAAAGAACAGTTTTAACAAAAAAAGATCATAATTCGGGGATTAAGGAGAATAACAGCTGTTCTGAGCAAAAGGCAAGGAGCAAGAAAGCTGTAAATACGAATGATGAACTGATGGCATACATCGACGTTTATAGAGAAATATTCCCTAACAACCCTCAACCACACAAGCGAGTTATCGCTACATCGCTCCAAAAGACTTTGCGTACTCTAATCAAACGCTGGCCAGAGCTTGACCCTAATGGGAAAACATTATCGGTTGATGCGTTTAGGAGGTATTTGCAAATGCTCAAGCTAAATGCTCCTAAGTTCTCGCTTGGCGAATATATAACTCAAGAAGGGAACCGCAAGAAGAATAATCTTGAAACCTTTGCACGATGGAACACAGTTGTTAAATTCTTGGAGAATGCATACTCATGAATGTAAATTATTCTGCTGAATTAGAAATGAGAGTTTTGGAAAACATAATGTCAATTGGGGAAATCCATGATATTCGCGTACAGAACGCAATGTTAATGTTAACTCCTGATTGCTTTTACAAGCAGGTACATTTAGGTCTGTTCGAGTTAATTAAAAGGGAATTCCTTCATGGGAATGCAATTAGCTTCGTTGATGTTCTTGTACTGATACCCAAGAATGATATTCAATCATTCGAAACATTGAACTGGATTATGGACAATAACAGGAATTATGGCACCAGTACGCGGAGCTTAGAGGATGATGTTGACAAACTCATTACCTATTCGACTTTGCGCAAGCAAATTAATGCCGTACAGAAAATGCTTAAAGAAGTCCCTCAATGCGCGGATGCGAATGAAGCTCAAAAATTATTAAGCGATAAGGTTAATGAAATTTCAAAGCTTACTTTTAGGCAGTCTAAGCACGGTCAGAGTAATATTGAAATCGCCGAAATGTTTTACGATGGACTTCTAGAGAAAGATTTAATAATCCCTACTTCATGCGATCTGCTTAATGCGGCTTTAGATGGTGGAGTGAGAACCAAGAGTTTAATTACTGTTGCCGGTGCTGCAGGAAATGGCAAGACTGGATTTGCTATTTTCCTAATGGACGCGATTGCCAGGCCACAAGCAGGGGACAAGCATTCATTGTTCTTTTCCCTCGAAATGGAATCTAAGCACATTTGGATGCGTCACGCTGGTATAAGAGGGGGCATGCAATTCGATAAAATGAATCCAGAGCAACAAAATGACGCAATAATGTCCGCGTTACAAATTCCAATGACCATCTATGACGTAGCAACAACTCCAGCATGTAGTGACTTAGAATTCATCGTAACTACTTGTCGACTTAAGGCTATGGAAAAACCCATATCAGTAATCGTGGTTGATTATTTGGGCTTAGTACAAAATCACGGCAATTTCGAGAATAACGCTTTGCGTCAAGCAGATGTTACAACGCAGCTCGCACGATTAGCAATGGAGTTGGATTGTGTAGTGATAGCATTGTCTCAAGTTAATCGCCAAGCTGCGCAACGCTCTAAGGACGAGCAATGCCCATACCCACACGATGCGGCAGATTCAAGCGGTAGTCATCGCTCTAGTACTTTATGGCTAGGAATTGATAGACCAGAAACTTATCAAGATGACCCATGCTACAAAAATCAATTCGTGGTTAAGTGTCGCAAGAATCGATTCGGAAATAATTTTGAGTTAACTTATGCATTTAATGCAGGGACTTTCGGTAAAGTTCAACCTGGTTACTTTAAAAAGCCTTACAAGGCCGTTAGAAGCAACGAAGAAGCTCTGTTTTCTGCTATAGGTTGAGAGATCTCATCTAATTTGAGCAAGGGTAGCTAGTTTTGATTTGCTACCCTGTAAACGCGAATATGGAGCTTTTAGAGGAATTGAAATATTTAGTGAATTAACTGCTTTTGAGGCTAGGAATTATTAATCATCTTATCCATAAACTCATTAAACCTAGATTGAATTAACTTCAAATCATCCTTCGCATTTGCTTCGCCTGTTTGTCCAGTCTCAAGAAATGTTTCGTGACATGTGCGTATTAGGTTACTTGTCAATGAAATAATCATTCCGCCTACAGCCCAATTCATGACTTTTTGAGGGTGTCCAATATCCATTAGCTCTTTCTTAATGCCCTGTAGTGACGCAACACTGTAATCTAATGCGCCCATAATAGTACGGTTTTGGTTATTCATTATTTTATCAATTCCTTTTATGAATGTTACAAGCTATGCAATGTAACATTCAATCATGGTTTAATTAAATTAATTCGCCATATTCCCAGCATTTGAGTAGTTGTTGCTTTGACCATTCGCCTAAGTATTTAAGCGAACATAAGTCGGTACATTGCCAAACAGAATATAATCCACGAGCTATTGGTTTGGTTTTATACATTCTTATGCCTATTTCTAGATATTGTGGGATTCTTTTCATTTGGCTTTTCCCCAGTTAGTTAAAATTAACTATTTAACATGACAAATCACAAGGCTGAGAACCGCATGTCTCGCACTCAATAGGCGAATAGCTGCAAAAATCCTCTATACATTGGCCATCTTGGTTTATGTCTCCCTCACACGAAGAGCAAACGCCTGTAATCTTTTTATCCTCTACAACGCCTGGATCGCAGCAACTCATTCGTTCACCTCAAATAAATCATTCATGCGCTTTATTAGATCGCCATTGCTGGTTATCTCTTTGCATTTGAAAAATGTAATTATTTCAGCCCATGACCAGGTATCGCCATCGGGCGGTAAATTTGTAAAGCTAAACTGCGCACAATCCTCTATAGGGTGTGACGGTTCACCATCCCGACTACACACCAGCAATTCAGGCATGTAATTATTGTTAGCTTGCACACAATACAATTTTGTGGAGTGTTTGAAATAACATCTAACAAAACCGCTATCATAGCTTTTAAATTTAAGATTTATCATTCTACCTCCCAGTCACCTAATGTGGGCATTAACTCGTCAACCGCATCACACACTAATTGAAAGTATTCCCCACTTAGAAACTCATGAACTGAAGCTGTGATGATATCCCAAACGCTAGGATTTTCCGGTAGTATTCCTTCATCATAAACGCTTGCAAAGTTTGTATTTTCAGCGAGTAGCTTAGCCATATCGCTATAGTAAATTGGCAATTCGCCATCAATAATTTCAAAGCGTACATCTTCAAGACTTTCGATAACCTGGTCTCTGTCCATACCCTCGATTTCATTGTTATCAATAAACCATTTCAAGCGCTCTTTTATTGAGCCAGATAGGTTGTTAAGTAAATCTCTTTCATTATTTCTGCTCATTTGGTTTGTCCTCCAATTGTGATAATTAGTTAAACCTAGGTTTAACTCTGGAGTTGAGTTTATTCAATCCTGATTTAACTGTCAATGTATTTATATGACCTTTACGACAATTATTTTTAATTTGGTTAATAAAGGGATATAGTAGGGATAAATAAATCAAGGATGGTACATAATGGATAAAATTAGATGCTCTAATTGTAGAGGAGCGAAGAAAGTTGCTAAGCTTGGTGGAATGCTAGGTGATTGCAATCTGTGCTTAGGAACTGGATTGATGAATGGTGATGAACGAAGCAAGGCTGTAGCTGTTGAGCCTGTAATGCCAGCTAATGAAGTGATTAAGCAGGTTGCTAGTATTGCGGCAGTTAAGATTGTGAAATCTAGCGAGCCTGAAGTAGCTAAGGTATTACCCGAAGAGCCGGCAATTAAGGTTGACCCTAAGAAGGCTATTTATAAGCGCAAGAAAGCGTAATAGGGGAGAATGATATGGTTATGCATAATACACACGAGCCGACAGATGATCTTAGACAACGTGTTTC